CCGTTCCTCCAAAAGTAGTGTTTCCACTTTGGTCTAACCTAAATGAAGCGTTGCCTGAAAAGTCATCAATCATATACGCATCGCCAGCCCCATCTAAATACATATACCAACTGTTTTCATTTTTGAAATTAAAACTTGCTCCCGGTTGTGTCATTTCAAAATTATCAGCATCACAAGTAACAAATCCAGGTTCATAAGTAAACCTTGTTGTTCCACTTATAGTGCCGGCATTATTAAATAAAATCGCTGTATCAGGTATATCAGTTAAATCAACATCACCTCCACCAGTTGTTCCAGTTGGAGCGTTTATTAAGTCGGTATAATCACCACTAAAAGCTACATCAGCAAACTCATAACCACTTTGGCTAATAAGTGTTGAACCACTAATAAATTGCACATCATCACCAACCAAACCTTGTATTAACTCAGTGGTTATACTTAAACCTTCCCTATAACCTGTTTCAACTACTGAGTTAATTGAATAAAACTTATTGTCAAACACTATCCTACAAGTTGGTGGTATGTTCCTATAATAAGTTGTAAAAATTACATATTCAGTATTAACCAGTGCTCCATTTTCAACCTGTTTTGTTCCGTTTGCATACTTTACAGCTGCCCTCAATTCTAAGTAATTAACATATACTTCTTGCTCAGCGCCATATATGTCCTTTATTTTTTGAAGCTGTTGTACTATTATATTATGTTTTAATTCGCCTATTATCATAAGTTATTATTATTTTACACTACTGTTCTCACCCTGTAAAAATCAAGTAAAAACCTAAACGCATAAGGTATCTCCATTGGAGTTCCATATGCTACTATTTGCCTACTTACATAATAGTGGGCTATTAATAAAAGGGTTGCTTGACTAACAGTAACGGGCATTGTTTCGGCGGTATAACCACTTAATCCATCATTACAAAATTGTTCAACTGCTAACTCAGCAACATCAATCAGGCTTGTAATATAAGTGTCATCATCAGTAAAACCTGACTCTATATTTAAATGTTTTTTTGCTTGGTCTAATGTTATGTATGCCATAAAAAAGGTTTTTTAATAAATACTATATTTTATTAATAAAATGTCAAAACTGGGGGCATAATTAAGCCTCGCCACTACATTAGCGGCGAGGCCCGAAAATCCAAATGAATAAATATATATGAAAATGAAACTTCCTGTTAGGTTAAGTCAGCTACACAATACGAAGCACTGCGTCTAAACTTAGCATCCCAATAAGTATTAATAACCAATCTCACTTTTCCTTCCTTAGCAACTGAGTATGGGTCAACAATTAAGTCAAATCCACCCCATTGACCTATAATAAGGTCGCTCCAATTAGCCAATATAATGTGGTTTGAAGCAATTGAATAAGCGAAGTCATACCTATATCCCATAATGTCGCTGCCGACTAAAATTGGAGTTGAACTTGTTGCTCCACTTGTGGTTTTAAGTACAGCGATTGCACTTGGTGAGGAAAGGAAACTATATGGTCCAAAAACCTTAGCTTCTCTCAAAGTTTTTTCCATATTAACCAATTTTGCCCATTGTGAAGTTCCAGAAACATCACTGGCGTCAAATAAAATACCTGTTGGTTGAGTTGTCCCGGATGTAGCACTTAAAATAGTTTCTTGTAGTTTGTCAGCAACAGCACTTACCATATCACTCATTAACAATTGGTCAGCACTGATACTATCTTGTGCTAAAAATTGTTTGGAGACATCAATATAAGCGGTTAAACGCTTTGGCGAAAGTGTTACTTCACTGAATGCACCAGCTCCATCAGCAGCTGCTACAACTTCACCTTTCCAAGCTGCGCTTGTTCCAGCATAAACTGGTATTGAAACATCACCTACTAATCCACTGATTATATTAGCACCAGCTTGTGCGAGTATTAACCTATCTCTCAGTGGTCCAAGTAAACTAAACTTATCCTCAGTAACAATTTCTTGTCCCTGATACTGTGTTCCAGCTAATATATCAGAACGATACTCCATCGGTAATACAATTTCACCTGTATAACTTTGACCAGACCTTATCATTTCCTTTTTACCAGCTTCCAAAATCTCAGCATATTCATCTATTGAGCGGCCGTTGGCTCTTGCTTCAATAGCCTTTGTTAATCTAAACTTATTTTCCATTTTTCTTGTAATTATTTTATTGTTATTATTTTTGTTTCGTTTTTCGTCTATTTGTTTATCAAGCTCGTTAATTTCAGTTTTTATTTTATTAAAAGCCTCATCCTCAACAGCTGATAACTTGCGTTTTTCAATCTTGGCTACATTAAAAACAGCTTCCAATTCACCAATTTTTTCCTTTCGTTTTTCAATTAATACCGTCAAGTCCATAACCATTATGTTATTTTTATATAAATACTTAAAAATTATTTTTTTTTAGTTGTTAATTTTTAAGTTTATCAATTATTGCCTCGTATTGAGTGTAGTATTCATCCAGTTCATTGTTAGTTTCAATAACTTGTGGCTCAACAACAACTATTTTTTCCTCATCTAACCTTTTTTCAAGTTCCTCCTTAGCTTTCAATTCATCCAAACCTCTTGTATTTACGACAGTAGCTGGAAATGCTGGAAAAGGCACAATTGAAAAGTCCCTTAATAAACCAATTTTTGTAACTGTTCTCCTATACTCACCATTTGGTAATTTTTCCCACCTTTCACCATCCTCATCAATGGCAAAAGCAAACGAACAGTTTTCCAAATCACCATTTTTTACAGCTTCCAAAACTTCATTTCCAAGTGGCGTGTCCTTAGCTTTAAATCTAAAATCAACACCATCATCGGTTATGTTTATTTTAAGTGTTCCTTTTCCATTTTTACTTCTTGCAAGTGGAACACTATTTTCATCGTGGTTGTAAAGCATTACAATGTCGCTTGTGTTTATTAAATCACTATTAACAGCCTCGTGGTCTATGATTTCAGTAAAACCCATATCCACGCTTGGGCTATTAAAAACAATTGCTGTTCCTACTATTTCCCTACTATCCTCAACAGCACGCATTTCGTGAACTACCCTGCGTTCTAATTTTGTATTTTCCATTATTCGTCATTATTACTTTTTAACTGATTGTCCAGTTGTTTTCCTGGGTCGCCTTGCTCAGCAATAAGTGCATCGGTTGGCTGAACATTATTATCAATAAATGCCCTATTTCCACCAGTAACAGGAAAGCCAGCGTTTAACCTTTCCCTAATTTCATTAACCGTATAACCACCAACCCTAAATAGTTTGGCGTAATAGTCGGCCCTGGTATTAGCATCGGTTCTCATTAAGTTTTCAGTATCAAACTTTAAATCGCTATATATCCATTCACTTTGTAAAAACAACTTCCTAAAAAACTCATTTTCAATTTTTTCAATAAGTGGTGTTAGCGTGTTGTTCAAATAATCAATTTGTTGTTGCTCAGCCGTGGCAAACTTTCCAGTTTCACTAAAAGCCATTGTTGGCGGTACTCCAAAAAACCTACATATATCAATTACATTAAATTGCCTACTTTCAAGTAATTGGCTGTCCTTTGGTGATATAGTAATTGGTTGGTATTCCAAACCACTATCCAAAACCACAATACTATTTGAGGTCCCGTTTAAATCAACATTTAAAGCATTAATAAAGGCTTCCTTAGCCGCTGTTGCCTTAGCTGTGTTTATGTTAACACCAGCGATTGGCCTTAATATACCAGCCAAACTTGCACCACCTTTGAAAAAGTTTGAAGTGTGTTCCTCACTATTGTATGAAATGCCCAGTGTAGTAGCTGCGTGTGTAATTGTGCTACTTCCATTTATTCCATTTGTAGTGTAGTTTATTAAGTGTATAATTTGTGATTTGTCATATGACCTTTTATTGTAATTGTCATAATAAACCAAATCATTATTTACAATTTTTGCCTCAATATAATCACTGGCTAAAAGTATTAGGTTTAAAACCTTTCCTGTTTTGTCCCTATCAACTAATATATAAGCATTTCCCTTTAAAAGTAAATTAACTACAAGTAGCCTTTTAAAAGTGTTTGCTCCCATTAATGGGTTTGGTTGAACATTTAAAAGGTTGTAATAAGTATCTTCGTAATTAATATATTTCCAATTTGTTATAGCCCCGTTTTTGTCCTTATATGTGTATGGTAAAAGTGGTAGTGAGGCTATACTATCACTAATCAAATTAACACAGCGATAAACGGTTGAAAGTTTCATCGCCTTGTTAGCAGTATATGAAGTTTGACTACTTATGTTTAATGTTCCTAAAATTGGATTGGTCCAATCATCATAACTTCGCTCCTCAACTTGTTTATTATTATTGCGTTTAAAAATATCTAAAAATGCCATTGAACAATTTTATTTTTATATAAATACAACATTTTTAACAAAAACTTTTACCAAACATTAAATGAATAATTAGGTGCGCTGATATATCCACCAAGTGCGTCAATCATAGCGGCAACACCATCAATTTTTTTGTTTTTGCTTGATTTGTCAATTGAATAATTACCCATTTGGTTTATTTTCAACACTACATTATTCAACATCCATTTTGTTATCGGGTTTCGTTGTATAATAACCCTATCACTTTTAATTAACCTTTCAAACTCCTTCAATGGTTTATTTAAATTACCTGCCAACTGGCTAAACTCATTCATATAAAAACCAGCTTCGGTAGCGTTTATAGCAAACTGAGTAGCATTATACTTATCATAGTAAATGGACTTAACATTATGGACCTCGTGTTTGCGTTGTATGTGTTTAAGTATTAAATCATAATCAACTACATTACCCTCAGTTATATTTATATGTCCAAACTGGGCAGCCTCCTTATACATTTCCCTGTTGTAATTTGAGCTAATTGAATACTCTGGTATGTAGTAGTCATTCAAAAAGTAAAACATACCATCAATCTCAAACATATAACTAACAGCTGTTATATCACTTACACTTGAAAGGTCAACACCAACAACACACTCATAATCATTAAAAGTTAAATCACTATGTGTTATATCGGCCATAGCTCCATTTATATAAACCTCAGGTATCCATATTTCCTCCGTGTTGCTTTTCATCCAAACATTAAAGTTTTTGACAGCAACACCACTCCTTTCAGTTTCGTTGTTTATAGCCTTATTAACCTCAGCTTCCAAAAAATTACTATAAACTGAAACATCAAGGTTTGGATTGGCTTTTAACCAAACTTCCTTGTTCTCCAATTTATCATCAGGGTCAATTGTGTAAATAATGGCAAATTGGCTATCGTCTTGTTTCTCACCCGAAAGTATTTCAGTGCAATAAGTCCTTAGTGAATAACAAAAACTTTCAGTATCAAAACCAGCTGTTGTTATAGTCATAAGTAATGGCTCCTCACGGGCCCCTTGTGATGACTTCATAACATTATACATTTTATTATCGGGTGCTTCGTGTAGCTCGTCAATCAAACAAAATGAAGCATTCAACCCATCCAATTTTTTTGGGTCGCTGGCAGTAACTATTAATTCATTGGTTTTAAACTTAATGCTGTTGTAGTAATGCACTAAGTGTTTTTGTTTTGGGTCAATTTGACTGGCAAATTGTTTGAGTTTTTTAAAATCAACATTTTTTGCTTGTTCGCGTGAGTTTGCCGAAACAACTACTTGTGCATCACTATCAAAAATGGTATGGTATAAAGCAAGGGCCGTAACCAATTGCGACTTTCCATTTTTACGGGCCAGCTCAATATAAGCACTCCTATACTTTCGTAACTCAGTTTCCCGTTTACATATTCCATAAATGTTTGCTACAATGAAAGTTTGCCACGGTTCTAATTTGAAGTGTTTGGGTTTGACTTGCTCGGTTAATTGGAGGGCGTTAATAAAACTAACAACCTTATTTACTTCATCCTCATCATAATAGTATGTATCACTATTTAAGTCGTTTAAAAACCTTTGAGCAGCTTGCTTTACATATATACAACTTGGAATAGTATTGTTAATTACATCGTTTGCATATTGTGTAGCTACTTGTAAATTATTCAATTACAATTAATTATTTTTTTTCATTGACTCAATAAGGTCAATGAAACTATCCTCGTCATCACTGGACTTCTTGTTCTGTTTTTTAATCTCGGCTAATTGTTTAACTACTTGACTGTTAAGTTGTGCAAGTAAATATATGTCCCTTCCAATTGTCCCGTTGTTGTATTTCACAACAAGGTCGTTATACATATAAACATTGTTAAGTATTAAATCGGTGCTTGACTCGTCAGCGTTTAATTTTTTCAGTTCCTTTTTTGTTTTTGTTAAGTTTATTTTTTTCATTCATTTTTTACTTGTTTTTTAAATATAGCCCCAAAACTCAAAATACTGTATAAGTCATTCGGTTAGGGGGGTATGTAGGGCTAATTATATTCCAGCATAGCCCACCACTATGACTATCAATTAGTTATATATTTATTATTATTTTATTATTTATCGCCATAAAATCAGTCGTATAAAAATATAATTGTTTTGTATGAGTGGTCTTAGTCCCTCACTATTATATCAGTCAGTTACTTTTAAGTGATGTTTGTTTATATTACTATTATTACCAGGGGTCATACTATCAACTATCAACTGCCTTTTCCTTTCCATTGCCCTTTTTTTCTGCTCTCGCCTATACATTCTACCCTGTTCTGTTTGCCTGTACTTCCTTCTATATTCTAATTGGTTTTGTTTAGTTATTTCCTTTTGCTTTTCTAATTGTTCTTGTCTTGTAATCCTTTTCACCATTCTAATTTGTTCATTTAACTTTTTCTTTTCATTTAATTTATTAATCATATAATCACTATGTTTATATATTTTTGGGCTGTTGAGCCTTAATACTTTATCATTCAACTTATCCTCATCACCAACATAAATCCATATGTATCCGTAAGCTGATATATGTTTATCCCTTGCACATCTACCAATAGCTTCCGTTGCACATCTACCAACATCATCAATGCTATTGGTTAATACTCTACCTGCTTCTGCTAATGATTTGTATGTTGTTATATACTTTCCATTTAAATCATATTGATTAATTGGTTTACATTTACAATCACTCGTTCCATCCTCTCCGCCTTTTGCAACATTAGTTAATTCACATCCTATTTCATCTCTAATAAATCTAATCATTTCAGTTTCCACTATTTCCCATTCATCTACACTACAATCACATAATTTCCATATTAATGGCCTTTTACCTTTACTTATTATATTACTAATAATTCTATCCTTTTCTGTGTTCGTTCCCTTCTCAGTTATGTGGTTTCGTAATCTCAATTTTAAATTATTAATTGTTTTACCAACATAAAATGTTTCCTTTTTTATTGGGTCAAATAATCCATATATGTAAACATTTTCATTCATAATTATATAAATACTATTATTTTATTCAACTTATCAATTCCTCATCCTTAAAAATCTTGGTGGTTATCCTAAGCCTTGAACATATACCAATGAATGTTGCTCGTTTTATATTCATTATACGCATTACATAAGTCCTAAACCCTGTTGGATTGAAGTTGTTATCAATTAAGTATTGTCTCAACAATAATAAAAATATAGTATTTGTTTTATTCATTATGCGTTGCTTACTAATCATCTCGTCTAACCTTTCAACTATTTGAACTTTAACATCATATTGTTTAACCATATCATCACTATATAAACTACCTTCAATCTCAATTGGATTGTTGTTGTATTCAATAACCATTTTACTATTTTTATTTATTATATTGGTTATTATATAATTACGGCACGATGTATAACCATACTTCAAAAAGGTTGTGGCCTTTTGTGTTGTTATGCGTGGTAATACATTTAGGTATAGGTGTATTATAATGTCATTAACATAGTCCTTGTAGTTATCACTCATTGGAACACCCGTTGAGTAAAGGGCCTGACTGGCCATATGGGCAAATGGTTTGTATAGTATGTTATTAAATAAGTGTGCTTGTGTTGTTGCGCTTGTAGTAGCTGACACACAGGTTATGTATTGTAGTAGTGCTTGCTGATGATAAGGTTGCCAATAATAGTTGTTATTGGTTTGCATTAATCCATCATTATTACTTTTTGGGCGATTAAGTTTTTAAGGTTATCAATACTAATTAGTTTCAACAGCTCATTTCGTTCCCTTTCATTTAGTTTATACTTTAAAACCATCTCATCAATATAATCGTATAGTTGTTTCTCCATTATCGTTTATTATTTTTTAGTTGGGTATAAACTCCTCTCGTTTATACTCAATTAATGTTTCATATAATGTTTTTGGTTCGTGTTTGTGATTTAAGTTTAATTCTGGCTCATTATACTGAACTATAATTGGAACATCAAACTTTTTAAGTCCTTCAATAATTTTAATTTCAACATAACTTAATTCATTGTCAATTTTAACAATCCTATTGAAAGTGTATAGTTGGGCATAACTATTTGAAGTGTTTGTTGTTTTAATTAAAAACTTTTTCAATAGTGTTTCAAAGTCATCAACCATTTGTTCGTTGTAAATAAACTTGGTTGTTATATCAATGTGAAAAGTTATATAATTTTTATTGGTTCTAATAACATCAAAGTATTTCCTATTTACTTCGGTTATTGCTGAGTTTATTTTTCTTGTTATTAATCTCTCGTTTGAACAGTTCATCCATTAGGTTTATTTTTTATTGTCACATAAAGCTCATCCATTTATGTTTTATTATTTTTAGTTAATGATGTTTATTTGTGGCAAATACATCATTTCACATCTTATATTTTCTACAAATTCTGTTGTAATTTTATTCTTATTAACTCTTATTAAATTTAATAATATAATTATTCTATCTAAATGGTTATGTATATTATCATAACTTCTTTGTAAATCATTAAATGTATGCCAATGATTATAACTTTGTATTGGAAACATACTTTCTAATTCTTTTCTTTTTTCATCACAAATTTTTATGTATTCATCGCGTAATAATTCAAGTTCTGTTTTGTATATATCTAACATAATTATGTTTTCTTCTTCTGTAATTGGTTTGAATATATCAATTAAATTTTTAATAAATTCTTTCATTTTCTTATTGATTATTTTTTATTGTCCCCTGGACCCATTACCTCAACCAGGAACAATTATTTTATCCCAGACATATCATTACTCATCACGACCTTTTAATTGTTCCTGGTAAAGTTTATCGGTTGGCTCCTCGGCAAGTCCGTTTAAGTATGCCCACTGCTCAGGTGTGAAGTTGAACATTTTAACAAGTTCCTCAATATAGTTCCTAAGTATTGGTGTTGGTTTGTTCGGTTTCATTTTTGTTTTCATTTTCATTGTTATTATTTTTTTGGGCTTTTTGTTTGGCCCTATAAGCTCGCTCGTATCTTGTTTTTTTAAATGTTTCCCATTTTAAGTCTGGTTTTGTTTTAAGTAGTTCCTCATATTCCATCAATTCAACTATATATTTCCTAAACCTCGGGGCATTTTTTATTTCCTTTATTTTCGCTTCATACTCGGCCTGTTTTATTTTAGTATATTCATCCATCGCCCTTTGTTGTTGGTGGAGGCGGCGGGCATTGAAGCCCGCTTTTTCCAAAAGTTAATTTGGGTCTATCCTTGCGCCCCCAACATTTTATAGTTGACAATAGTATATATATTATTAAAAAACTGGCTTTTTGTATATTTTGTACTATAAAACTATATAATGTATTATTGTTCAATAGTTTAAGTAGTTATTTATATTGAGTTTAAATTAGTATATTTTATTCTAAATCATTTTCATCAATCCAATCGCTTTCATCATAGTAATAGTCCTCGTCTGGCTCAAAATCACTTAGGTCAAACTCCTCATCGGCTATATCAATAAACTCGTCAGGTTGAACATATGGCATATAATCCCTCAACTTACAGCACATCTCGTATTCCTCTTGTTTAATCATTTCATTCATTAAACATTCATAAAACTCACTTTTTTTAAACTTCATTTTTCATTTGGGTTATTTTTTATTTAACTTTAATTAAGTCCTTAATATCAAAAAATGACATACAAACTTCCTTTCCATTAGCGGTCATATAATCAATCCTCCTAAACGATGGTTCAAAAAGTAATCTATCTCTTGTCATTGAATCAATCCTTAATTTATATATTCCAATTGGTTCCATTTCCTCTTGTATAAAATATACTTCAATTGGTATTTTGGTTAAGTCGTATGTTTTCAAATAACTTAATAATTGGCTATTATTAAACCCAGTTTCCAAACTACCTATACCACGCCAATCCTTAACCCATTCGTTTTTTCGCTTACACTCAACAAATAATAATTGTCCTTCCTTAATTATTGAAATATCAGGTGCAATTATTTTAATTACATCACCGTTATAATAAAATATATATGGTGTTTTTTTCTTTTCATATTGGTATAATGGTTGAACAAACCATCCTTCTTGAAGTAGTAATTCACCAATAATTTTCTCGCCTTCCTCGCCCCAAGCGAGTAGCTTTTCAAACTTTTCCTTGTTAGTCATTATTTTCATTGCTTATTTTTTTAAACTTTTCATATCCAAATGTTTCCCACCCTTCTCGCTTTTCACGCGAAAAGTAATCTAACTTTCTACCTATTAAGTTTTCATTGATTATGTTATATAAAGTGTCTGGTTTTCTTGAATGTTCCCTTCTCGGCTCACTCATAATATCCCTCATATTTGTTATATTCCAGAGTGGATTACCTTTAAAACAAACCAAACAAAACTCACATTGAAGCCTTAATGTTTTACCTATACCCATTTTTTGTTTATCCCATACTAAAAGTGCTTTATATTCAAAACCATATTTTTCTATAATTGAAAAACTTTCCTTTAAAAACTTTTGTGTGGTCCAGAAAAACAAAACACAATCCTTATCAGCTGGTATTTCCAAATTATATATATCTTCCATTGCCATTCTTGGATATGGAGTTTGAACTCTACCCATATAATGTTCTTGGTCAAATTCGCCTTCGTATGGCCAAGGACCATCCATCATTATAACTTGAAACTTTCCTTCTGGAAGTATAAACCTGCCTTCCTCAATATCCTTTTTAATTTGGTTTATTTCACCTTTTTTTACTATTGTAGCTACATTAACTTTTTCCTGTTTTATTTTTTCAATAACCTTTTCTTGCTCAAATGGATCTAACTCCGCAATTTTAATTGTATCCTGTTTTGTGAGTTTGGGCAATTCAGTTTTAATGTTCCTTTGAATATCAGTTTTAGCTTCGGCATATTTTGCATCATTTCTAATCGTTTTTTCACTTACACCAAATTGTTTAGCTACTATTTCAGATGTTTTTACCGAGTGGTAATTTTTACCACTCCCTATTATTTGACCACCGTGTTCTTGTTTTACTTGGTTATAATACCTACCTCTCAATTCACTCATTTGGTCTGGGTCTAAGTTTCTCCTACTATATTGGTTTAAGTCAATCCACTTTAAAACTTCATTTCTATTTTCAAACTCCTTTTGTCTTGTTTTAAAGTTTATGTTATTAGCCTTACATATTTCAAATCTATTATGCCCATCTACAATAGTATTGTTCCAAAGTATAATAGCTTCTCTACAACCTTCATTTAAAATTGATTCCTTTAACATTGAATACTCATCTTCTTTTAATGGAAACAACCTATTCTTAAACTCATCATCAATTACTATTTCATTAAATAAATCCTTCAATGAAACTTCGTCAAACCAGTCGTCTAATTCTACTTTTTCATTTTCATCATAAATTACCATTTTCGTTATTATTATTTTTTAAACAGCCGGCTTGACTGTTAATTTTATCCAACTTGTCAAAAAAGTCGGATAAAGCCATACGAACCATTGTAGTATAATCTACTATACCTTTTGAGTTTTCAAGCTCAAACCTTTCTTGCAACTCTCCTTTCAATTTGATTAAATAACTTTTTTTCATATATTTTAATTATTTTTTTATTATGTTTTATATGATAATATATATTAAAAGTTTGCGCTCAAAACTCGCTTTTTTGAAACTTTTTTTAGTCCAGACCTTAATTTATTTTCAGTCTAAATAAACTATATAACTATACTGTCATATAAACTATATGAACGATGTTGATGCTGTTGAGTTGACCAAACAAACTATACTAAGTCAAGCAAAGGGTTTAATTACACCTGAGCTTAGTAAATTGTGGTTGTTGATGATTGATAAACTTGCCTTAAAGTTTATCGTCAAGGAATACGATTGGAACCTAATAAATGATAGTAAACACGATTGTTATATACTACTGGTCAAAAACATTGGCAACTATAAATATAAAAAATCACCTAATGCCTTTCCATACTGGTCCGAGATTATTAAAAGGTCATTTACACTCACTCGTAACCGATGGACCAAACACAGCAAAAAGTATGGCCTTGATATAATCCGTTATTGAAAAAAAATCCCGGGGCCACTGGTCCACTGGACAAACAATAAACCACTGGAAAGTCAATAAAGTAATATAATGTAATATACTATTAGCATTCTTGTTCCCTTTTCAATTCAATGGCCATAATGGCCCGGGGCCACTGGTCCACTGGTCATATTAATAAACCCCTGGAAATAGTAATAAAGTAAATATATCATTATTCTGCATGAAGTTTGGAAACACTATATAAATCAATAGTTTCCAGCGGGCTATAACCAGGTGGCCCTGGTTCCACTTAAACCAAACATAATGAATGGGTTAAGTGGTTTTTCTTGGTCATTGTCCCAAATAAAGCGACAAGTATATTTAAAACATACCTGTCGTCTTGACTTTACATAAATTGACTCAAAAACAATTGAGTCCAAACAATAATAACCCCACTCATTTCCATTACCATACTTTTCACCATAAATCCAGTCAATCATAAATTGACCAACATTACCACTTCTAACAGCGGTTTCGTATTCAATTGGCAGGCGGTCAAGGTCAATAATTGAAAAGTCGTTTATTGAATTGACATAAAACTTCATTACAGCGTATTTGGTTGGCATATAAAGCTATTTGAATATAAAATTAGCAAAAATAATATAGCAATTTTTTTTCAATTAAGCAAATTATTGGTAAAAATTAGAACCATTTTAACTTCCAAAACTATTTTTTTTATCGGTCAATGATTGGTAATTTTGTATTACAAATTAAATATATTTAGTTGTATAACAATCATTTAGTATTAATAATTAAAACTTAAAAAAAATGAAAAAAGTGAGAAAGCAATCGCAAAGGGCGATACAAAACAAACAAAGGAAAAGGAGTAAAAAACAAACTCCTTTGATGCAAGCAGTAAAATCAGTTGAGCGGTCATTAATGGAAACATTAGACCCATATGGTGAGGAGGATTGGAACGATGGAGTAGTTGAATATGTTTTTATTCGTGAGGGCAATAATGTTGAACTTGAATATAAGTCATACACTATTCCAACTTGTAAAATTGATGAATATGGACGGAGCACAAATATGACTTATGATGACATTTATGGTCATATGGCCGAACTACCATCAAATTATTTGGCAAATGTAGTATTCAAAATACTTTGTCGTGATAATAAAAACGACTTACCAGTTAATGGGCGAATAATAGTTGGTTTGTTTAAGCTGAATGGAGCTAATATATGTTTAGCTACATATGATGAAATGGGTGAAAATGTTGATGATGATTATATAGCGAATAAATGCCGTGAAATATACATAAGGACCATTATTAGCGGTCAGTTTAACATCAACGAACGATTATTGGAAAATACTATTTTTGACACAATCCACAATGATTTAAAAAAGGCTGTTGAATTAATAGCAGTATAATGAAAAAAGTGGCCTCATTTGGAGGCCACTTTTTGAACATTTAATTTAATCCTTTTCATAGTGGGTAAATCAAATAAAAAGTCCTCCCTTTGACTAATCATAAACCTAACTGAGTTGTTTTCAATACCAGCCACAAGTTCAACCTCAACCACTTTATCATACGACTTACTAAAAACATTTAGTGGTTGGTCAACCTTTGTAATGGTTAGTTTTTTAATAATTAGGTTTACTTTATCCTCAGGTATATTCACACCACTATTAACCTGCTTTTCAATGTTTTTTAAATTAAGTATATTGTCATAAGTTTGTTTGAGTTCAACCAACTTAATTTTACTATTATTCAACTCATTCAATATACTATCCCGTTCCTTAATAACCTCGTTTAGCGCGGCTGTAAAGGCTTCCGCTGGCAGGTCGCTGGTGTATCGGTCCTTAATCATAGTTATTTGTGATTTTAACAACTTCTGGGACGACTTCTCTAACGAGTTGATATATTCCTCAACTTCCATTATTTGACCCCTTAAAATTGAGTTATCAAGTTTTTTTAATAATATATCGCTATAATGTTTCAACAACACTATTTGAACAGCCTTTTCAAACTTTGTAATACTTATACCAGTGTTTCCACAACTCTCCCCATACCTTTTTGAAATACAAATATATCGGTTATCCTCTCCATTAGACCTTTTATATGGAAAGTATGTTTTTCCACAAACACCACAATAAATTTTTGTTTTTTTCCTGTTAATTAAATACTTATGTTTAGTGTTGTTTCCAAGTTTTGAGTAATTACTATGAAGCCTGTGTTGGACCTCGTTAAAAGTTTCATCATCAATAATCCTAAATTGTGGCAAGTCAAACTTTTCACCCTTAAACCTTCGTTTACCAATATACATAGTGTTATTCAGTATATCATAAACTACCTTTTCATTCCACTTTTTATTGTTCCTTGTTGGAACACCAGTTTTATTAAGTATATCCCTAATTTTTAGTGTTCCATTACCATCCAAGTATAGTTTGAAAATGTTTTTAACTACCTCGGCCTCAGTTTCGTTTATGTGTAAATAACCCCTTACTTCCTTTTTAACATAACCATATGGTTGATTGGTTGAACCAAGGGCTTTACCATCCATAGCTATTTTCCTTATTCCACTACTTGACCTTTTTTTGAAAAGGGCGGCTTCACTATTACTTAGGGCTACAAGTATTCCTATAAATGGGTTTAAAAACGAGCTTTCAACAGTTGGGTTGGTCCTTATTCCGTAAACTATTGTATGTAAAGCAACTTTATGTTCGTCAAATGTTTTAATTGTGTTTAAAACATCGTTATTCCTTCCAAGTCTGGAAAGCTCATAAGTAACAACAACATCAACACCACCACTTTTAACATACTTTAAAACCCTGTCAAGTTCGGGTCGGTCGTTTTTATATCCTGAACCCGTTTCCTCCAATACATCAACTATTTCAAAATTGTTATTTTTACAATAAGTTTTACAATCAACTATTTGCCTTTCAGTTTCCTGGCTGTCAGTTGAAACACGAGCGTAAATAATGGCTTTCATTGTTTTAAGTATTTGTTGAGGGCTAATATACAATAAAAAACAATCACCACAACATAAATTACTATTGTATCAGTTAAAGTAATTTGGTGTGTGGTGATTAAAAATACTTAAAATATTGATTTACTTATCCTTAGTTAGTTTGGCGGCGTTTACTTTTATTTCAGTGATTTTTTCAAGTATAATGTCAATTTTAGTCATAATAACATTATGTTCTGTTGTGTTTGATTGTTCAAGTTTATTCATACAAGCGTCCTGCCTTGCCTCCAATTCCCTCATTTCCTTATTTGAAAAAATTTTTGTTTCCTTCAAGTCGTTCTCCAATCCAATTATTTTTATTTCAAGTTCCTTTAATTTTAACCTTATATTAATTATTGAAGTTATTAGCGCGGCTAAATAAAAAAGCCCAAATCCAATAAGCGTTAATAGTTCCGATAAGTCCATAGTCTAAGTTTTTTTTTTTTTATATAAATACTATGTTCAGCCAATTTCATTATCATTTTTTTTATACTCAATTTGTTTTTGATAAGTCCTTGATTGTGTATATGTTTTCATCATTAAAACAGCTGAAACGGCTGAAAATGTAGCTATGAGTGTTCCTCCATCCTGATTTATATAACTAAAAACACTACCTATTATTAAAATCAAAAAGGCAACCACTTTTGATGTGGTCAGGTGCATATTTAAATCAACCTTCATTTCAATAAATGTTTTTTTACCACGATATGGCGTTCATTCCATCAATAACGAACCAGCGGCCGTTTGAGCCTGATAGTCCGTTTGAGTGAAGTGTAACGCCCCATCCGTTAGTAGTTATGTTGAATGATGTTTGCTCCGATGCTGATGAAAGGCCGAAAAGGTCGCTTGAACCGATGACACGAGATATAGTAATGTTGTTTGTTCCGTATCGTTTAATATAATATACACGGCCGGGGTATGATGCTGCGAGTGGAACTGAAATAGTGACGGTCCTTCCTGTTGAGTATGCTATGATTGTATGGTGAGTGTCGTTGAGTGTTGTGTCGTTTGCCGTAAATAGTAATGGAACTTTGAATGAGCCGTATATATCAATTCTCCCTGAGTCAATTAAAAGGTCTCCATTTTGAATGTATGTATCTCCTTCGCCGTCAATATATATTCTTGCTCGTGATGAAGCCTCGTCGTTTTTTGT